CCTTACCGATGGCCTTGCTCTGGTGCATCTCTCGAATGTTGCCCAATGCGAACCAGTCTGGCAACGCAGACTTGAGCCACTCGGGGTCGCAGATTTGCTGGTCGAGGTCGAGGGTGTCGTCAGATGCCAGCCCCTTGACATACATGAACCCGTCGGGGCCACGCTTGGCGGTCAGGTTGCCGAGGTAGATGGACTTGATGGTGTCGGTCATGTTTCTCCGTTAATCCGCGACCGCTTCAACCGTACACATACAGTTCGGGTGGTCTGGGGGTGTTAGTTCCTCGTCAAACGAGTGAGGGTTGGCGCTCTCTAGGTCGAGGCACTCGGGGCAGGCGGTGTCGTAGGCGACCCAGTTCCAGCCCGTCGCGCCGCTTGCTTGGTAGGTGTCGAGGGCGGCGACGTTGTAGGCGCGGTTCGCTTCGGTTGAGGCGATAATGTCTCCGCGCGTCGGGTTGTCCACTATCTGCCCGATGACCGTGCCGATGTCGTGGGCGCTCAGGTTATTCGCGATACCGTTGCGCAGAGCCGTCTGGATCCGTGCGAGCGTGGTGTCGTTTATGCCCTTGATGCGGATGCCGACTTGGTTGAGCATCTGCTGGACACGAGGCCCGAGCACTGCCTCAGCGCCGACGTCGGCACTAGCGGCCTCTGAGCCCTGCGAGACTGCGCCCTGGTAGATGAGGCGTAGGACTTGCTCGGGCTCGGTTGGGGCGACCTTGACGTTCGCTAGGACTGCTCCCTGCACTGCCGCTTGGACGAGCTCGGGGCTTGCGTCTTGGGGCACGTTGCGCAGGGCTTGGTCGATGGCAGCCGATACGCCGGAGACTGCGCCAGCGAGGGCGGCAGTCAGCGCCTTGCGGTGCTTCTCAGCCAGTCGCTTTATGGCAGGGTAGTTCGGCAGGTCTTCCTTAGCGGCCTTAGTAGTCAAACCTTTTGGGGTATCGCTTATCTGCGCTTTCAGGAGCTCAGCCTCTTCGGGCGTGTGGTGCTTGAACTCGAAGGCACGGGCGCGAGGCTTCTGGGCAAACTTGGCGAAGGCTTTGGCTTCCTGCGCCTTTAGGTCAGTTTGCGCCGGCCCGCTTTGGTTCGCGCCTTCTTGATTCGTGTCTTGCGCGTCTTGGCTAGTTTGACCTTCGCCGCTTTCTGCAGTGACATTTGGCTGTCCAATCTGTCCAACGGTTTCGCCGGTGCTGTCGGTGGTGAGCAGGCCCTTGAGGAACTGGATGGCGTTGCCGGCGACGATGAAGGGCTCGTCGGCTTCGGGCATGTCGTAGAGCGCCTGGCCCAGTTCGCCCTGTACGTCGTTGAGGGTCTTCTGACCGGAGAACAGCGCCACCTGCAGGGCTTCGGCCTGATCCTTAGCGGTGATGGCGTTCTGGCGGTCTTGCATGACGAACGTGACGTTGAGGTCTGCGTCGAGGTAGCGGCGCGAGAGGGAGTTGACGACATCGACGATGTAGTTCTCCATCGGGCGCGTGGAAACGGTCTCGGAGGACTGCGCCTCGCCTTCCATCTGACCCTTGCCACCACCGAGGCCGGCGCGAGCGATGACACCGAGAGCCGACGGCGACACGCCGAAGATGGCGGCGACACGCTTGATGATGAACTCGTCGTAGTCGGGCTTGAACTTCTCGTCCTGGCTTCGGGTCTCTACGGGGTCGAAGCCGTCAGGGAGCACCTTGATACGGTGGCGCTCGGCTGTAGATCCGGTGAGGCGGTCGTTGAGGACGCGCTCGTATCCTGCCAACTTGTCGAGGGTGAGTTCCATCGAGTTCGTCTTCATCCACGTCATAGGCGTAGAGCCGAACTGATACTCAGCCCTCATCCACGCCTGGCGGTCGAGGTAGAGCGTCGCGGCTGGGATGGCTTCCTCGACGGGGCTGAAGCCGTAGGGCGACCAGGTGCGGCGGTTCTTGACGAACACGCTGAGCTGGTCGGTCTTGAACTCGCCGTACTTGCCAGGCGAGTTGTAGAAGTCGCCGTCGCTGTCGGGGGATGCCACGAACTCGCCGCGAGGGAAGCCCCAGAGGACTTGCTGGTAGGCCGGCATCGGGGGGTGGGGAACGTCGCCTCGGTTGTCCAGCAGAATCTTGATGGTGGGCGCGTCGATGACATCGAAGCCGATGAGAGCGCCGCCGAGGTTGTAGCGAGGGTAGATGCAGAGCTGGTCGTAGACGAACACTTGCCACAGCGCCTCGGTGAGCCACTCAGACCATGAGCGCTCGGACTGGGTGTAGGGGTTCTTCCAGAAGGCGGTGAGGCGGTTGATTTCCTTGCCGTAGCGTTCACGACCGATGCGCGAGGCCTTAGCGTGGGAGCAGTTCTCCTCGTCCATGATTTCGGCGATGCAGGATTCCGAGAGGTCGAATGACCAGTCCTGCTTCACGAGGTCGCCGACACGGATTTCGATGGCGCGGTGGATGATGTCGCACTGCTCAGCGAGCGACTTGAGCACTTGGTAGGGCACTTCCTGCTGGGTGAGGTTCAGGTTGGTGGCGACCTGGTACTCGTACTTTCGAGGCAGGGCGCGACCCGTCTCGTCAAGCACAACGTCGATGGGGGCCGGCAGGAGTGGCGCAGCAGGGCCGAGCATCGCGCCAAAGCCACCACCGTCAGGCGAGACACCTGGGCGCTCCATAGGGATAGCCTGCCCGATGCCCGTGATGATGCCCTGACCGCCGATAGTTGAGTACGGCTCAGACGGCGTGGCGCGGTTGTAGTTTGACGTTCCTAGCGGTGAGCCCGAGAGCCCAGCCTTCACAGCCTCGGCGACGGTCTCAGCGAGTTTCTGGTCTCGTGCCTTGCGGCTGAAGCGGTCTAGAAGCGCCATTTCGTCCTATCGGGGGTAGACCTGTCGGAGGTCGTATTCGTTATTGTGCGCCCCACAGGAGGGGCAGTTGCTAGAGCCTGCGGCGACCGGCATCCCACAGATGACACAGGGCGGCGCTATCTCTTGGAAGAAACGGTCGGCGCTTGAGCCTGCCGCTAGTCCGAGTTCGGTCAGTCCGTGCACCAGAGCGTCGAGGCGGTCGGGCGAGAGGCCGGAATCAGGCAGCCAGGTGGTCATCTGGTCTTCGAGGATGTCGAAGGAGCCAACGTGCGAGATGCGCCCCTGCTCGTAGAGGGCCGCGATGGGGCTTCCTCGGAGGCGCTTGCCCTGCTTGGCGGTGATGCCCTTGTAGGGGGCTGTCGAGAGCACGGAGCGGATAGTGGATTCCACCATGTCGCCGCCCTGGTTCTTCTCGGCGACGATGCGGTCGGCGTTGAAGTCGTGGAAGGCTTGGACTGCCCTGTGAGCCCAGCCAGAGGGCGTGTCACGGCAGGAACGGTCTGCGAGGACGTATCCCCTGCCGTCGGCTCCCTTGCCGACTACCACGATGCCCGTCTCGTCCGATTCCTCGCCGGAGGTCACGGCTGGGTCGATGGCGACCACGATGCGAACGAGCTCGGGGGCTTCGTCTACTCGGGTCTCGTCGATGTCGCTCAGTCGCCAGAGACTGCCAGGGGTGTCGAGGAGGAGTTCGCCGTAGAGTTCTTGTCGACCGAGGCGCGTTCCCTCGTAGCGAGATTTGAGTTCTTCGAGGGCGGCTTGCGAAAGGTTGGCGGCGTTATCGAACGTAGATCCGCGCGTCACCACTACAGAGCCATCCGTGCGAGACATGAACTCGCGCAGGAGTTTGGTCGGGCGTGGCGTGGTGGTGATGATGGTCTGGGGGTTGCCGATACGGAGCGCAGGGGCGAGTCCTGCCGTCCAGGTTTCCTCGTACCTCCACGCGGCGAACTCGTCGAGCCATGCGTAGGAGAGGTTGAGGCCACGAGCACGTTCGCCAGCATCTGCCGAGACCATGTGAATCTTGGAGCCGTTGGTCAGGGTGATTTGACCGTTGTTTCGGTTGTATTGCTCTAGGGCTCCGCTAGGCAGGCTCTTGATGATGCCCGAGGGCCCTTCGACACAGGTGCGCCGAACGTCCGTGAAGGTCGGGGCCACCACTGCGCACTCGATGCCAGGCTGCGACATGGCCTTCTCGATTATCCAGCCTGCGCCGGTGAAGGTCTTCCCCCAGCCTCGACCTGAGAGGATGAGCCAGATGCGCCAGTCGCCCTCGGGGGGGAGTTGCTGGGGTCGGGCGTTCTGGCGGTAGCGAGACTTGGCTAGTTCTTTCTGGGCGGCCTCGGCTTTGACTGCACGGGCTTTGAGCTCAAGGGCCTCAAGCCGTTTCAGTTCCGCTAGGCGTTGCTGCAGTAGCGTCGTCATCTATCTCCCCGAGCGTGGCCTCTAGGCGCTGAATCTCGGCTTGGATGTAGTCGAGCGTTATGACCTCGGTGCGTACCGGAGCGTCGAGGCCCATTAGTTTCGCCCTGCGATCCATGATTGCCAGCACTCGGTCGACGGCGAATAGTGCCGACTTCTCACCGGAGAGCGCCTTCTCCATCGCTATTTCGAGCAGGAGGTCGAGGCGCTGGCCTTCGATGCGCCGGAACTCGTCTACCGCTTCGGCAGGGATGGCGGCGAGGGCTCGCTGGCAACGGTTGTAGGCGGTGGCTTTGGTCGTGCCTATCTGGTCGGCGATGGCTTGGTAACTCATCCCCAGCGAGCGCAACTTGAGCGCCTGGGTGTCGAGATGCGCCTGTTCTTCTGTTCGCTCGAATCGTGGCATCGTTTAACCGGCTTAGTGTCTAGTTCGTAGGCACAATGCACCCACGATACCTATCTATCGTCTCACAGTGGTTGCACTGCTGTCAAGGGCAGGTGTAACCCTTTATTTCTTCCGCGCACTTGATGCAGTAAGCCCAGCCCTCAACATGGTCGCAGGGAACAGTCGCCTGCACGTCGGCGATGCGCTCTAGGAACTCGCTAACGTCGGCCCTCATGCGCCCAGCCTGTTGTCGGGCTCTGCGCGTGTGGATCCGTTCAGGCAGTCGGTGGTGTCGCTGAGCTCGTGCGTCCAGTAGTAGCCCTCTAGGGGGTCGTAGGCTTGGATGACGGGCTTGGTGCAGTGTCGGCAGTCAATCATGCTTTCTCCAATTCCTTCTCAGAAACGGGGATGTTTCGCCCCGAAAGTTTTTCGCCGCAGGTCGGGCAGTAGCGCACGTCCTTAATGAACGTGATGCTGACGTGGTTAGTGAACTGGAGGTTTGCCCGAGGGTGCGCCAGGCTTGAGTGCGTAATGGGGCAGGCTGTGGCTGAACGCTCACTAGCGCCTTCTGTGGTCGAGCGGTCACTCATAGCGCCGACCCAAGAAACAGCCCGAGCATGAGCACCAGCACGACGAGGATGGCGACCTGTAGGGCTTCTCGCTCGCTCATCGCTGCTCCGGTCGTAGGTGGAAGGGCTTGGTTGGGCCAGGGGCTTCGAGGCGAGTGCCGCAGTCGGGGCAGAACATCCGGCTCCAATCTCGGGTCACGGGGTTGCCGTCTAGATCCGTGGTGACGTAGGTGTGGGGGCAGGTCACTTGCTCCATCCTTCCTTCAGTGCGTTGGCGACTTGCAGCTCAAGGCCCTCGACGGCGTGTTCAAGGAGCGTGTAGTAATCCCAGAGGATGCCGTTGTAGTAGAGCGCAAAGTATTCCTCGCCGTTCTTGGCGTAGTCAGCGACCCAGAGGCGAGCCGTGGTTCCCTCGTAGGGGTGCGTCAGTTTGATGAACTCCCAGACCATTACTTCGCCACCTTCAGCACTCGGTAGCCTGGCTTGGTCTTGGTGAACTGCGTCGCGAGGTCGGGGTGCGCCTCCTGGAAGGCCTTAGCGTCGAAGGTCTCGGAGGACTTAGTGCTCTTGTAGGTGTAGAGCGTCTCGCCCTCGTAGGTCACGACAGATGCGGATCCGATGACCAGCTCCAACTGCGCACGGAGGCGCTTGAGCTCAGCCTCGGCGCTGTCGACGGTTGCCTTCTGCGCGGCGTACTCACGAACCAGCCCGAGCACGATGTCATCAGCCTCGACCGTCTCGTCGGTGCTTTCGGGGTACATCTTCCCGATTGCGTCGAGGTCGTTGCCCGTCACCTCGGGGGCTTCGTCCAGCACTAACTTTCCCCAGAACTCAGCCTCGGCTTCGTTGAGGTGCTCGATGACCGGCTGGGAATAAGTGACCTTGCGAATCAGCAGGCCGGCTCCACCGTAGAGGCAGACGAAGTGGACGGTCGAGATGCCGGTGACGCTGGCGTAGTGGCATCCCTGCGCCCAGTAGGAGCCAGGAACGGAATCCTCAGCCCAGCCGTCGGCGTTGCCACGTCCGACCATGCCGCCGGTCTTGATTTCCAGCAGGGCCTCGATGTTGATGGGGGCGGTCTGGCTGTCGTGGTCGTTCACCTTGCCGAGTTCCCACTGGTCAAGGTTCGCCTCGCTTGGGCGGCAGATGAAGAAGTCGACGTTGGCGAGTTGGTACGTCTCAGCGCCCTGCAGCAGTACGGGCCACGCGACTACTGCCAGCCCTTCGGCGGCGAGTTCCTGAGCGTACAGCTCAGCGATGGGGCGCTCTAAGGCTTGCCCGATACGGGTGGCGAGGTTGCCGGTGAAGGTGTCCTCGATGCGCCCCGTCTTTTCGGCCCAGAGTTGCCAGGCGCTCTTGTAGGCGTTGAGCCCGAGGATTGCGCCGGCATCGGATCCACCGATTCCGCGTGAGCGCTCCTCTAGCCACTCTTCTCGACTGAGCGAATCAGTCCTTGTGATTACTTTCATGGTTCCCTCCTCAGGGTTAGGTGATGCTTGGATACTACATTACTGCGATGGTGTGACGCTAGTTTGTTGCGGCCTTGATGCTTGACAGCAGGCTCCGCAGTCCGTCGAGGCGAGACTGGGCGGCGCGGAGGGCTTCTCGGGTTGTGGTGAGCCGGTTCTGGGCGATGAGGTAGGCGAGGTAGAGATCCGCGCAGGCTTCGGTTGCGTGGTCATCCACCTGCCCGACCGTCGCCTTCTGGTTCAGGGCTCGGTAGGCGAGGCGTTGCTTGGCAAACTCGGTCTTGTAGTTTGCCTCCGCCTGGGCTGCGTTGTCGCCGGCCTCTGCCATCGTTGCGACGAGCTCAGAGATGGTGTTCAGGCTCTTGGCGATGCCGTCGTGGATGCGCTCAACGGTAATCACAGCGTCCTCGCTAGGTCGAGTAGGTTCTCGGGCTCAGGCTCGGCGATGGTTTCGGCGAGGCAGGTTGTCATGCAGTGCCGGTCGTGCACCCAGTAGGGCTCGATGTTGCGCCCTGGGTTGTCCTCGAAGAAGATTTCCTCGCCGCAGTTCCGGCAGATGCCGCGCTTGTGGTGATTACCAGTCACGGCAGGCTCTTTGCTGGTCGGGGGTCGGCAGGCCGTGTTGGATCCGTAGCGCCACCCAGACCTGTTGCTGGGCGGTTGCCAGGTACGGAGCCTTAGCGAAGCGCAGGCCGCCGTGGTGCTGCCAGTTCCAGAGCGTGATGCCCAGCCCTCCCTCGTAGGTTCCCTGCTGTCGCCAGTTGTGGGTCTCGCAGAGGTAGACACGGTTCCACGCCTTCATGACGGGAGCCGAGACGAGGGAAGCGACGTGGCGCACTACTGGGCGCACGGCAGGCAGGACTTTTGCCTCGACGTGGTGGTGCGGTGCTGGGGATGCGATAAGCACAGCCAGCGCTCCGGTGATGAGTTTCCTCACTTGCCCTCCGTTGCGTCAAGTACCTTGATTACGTCGCAGGGTGATTGGGTGATGCAGGTGGCACACACCGGAAACCATTCCGTGTGCGGTTGAGTCTGGTGCTTCTCTCGTAGGGCTTGGCGTTGTTCGAGTGACAGATTTGTCACAATGCGTCCTTTGTGTTGGTTGTGACATATGTGTCACTGGTGTGTGCATCAATTATGTCAGAGAGTGCTTGGTAGCAATCCCACCATCCCATGTCGTATCCCTTGCGGTGCGCCAGTTCGGTTTCAGTGGGTGGGTAGCCAAAGTCAGTCATGCGCTTGTCGTCGGCTTCTACTTCTCCCTTCGACGGTGGCTTGTGCTTCAGCAGGCGCTCGGAGATGAGTTCTAAAAGGAGTTCCTCGACACGCTTGCTATGCACATCTCGTAGGGCTTGGCGCTGTTCCGGTGTCACTTGCACTCCTTGCCACAGCCGAGGCAGGTCACGGTGTCGCCGTTGCCGTCAATGAGGTCAGCGTCGGCATCACGAAACCAGCCGAACAGTTTCGCCCAGCACTCGGGGCAGAAGATCTGCCAGACACCGTGAGTGAACAGACCGTAGGCGATGGGCTTGGTCGTGGGCTTGCTCATCATGCACCGACTTTTGCAATCCACGCTTCGGCCAGAGCGACCGACTTGGCGATGCGCTCGTGAACTTCGACCGACTTGGCGATGTGCTCGGCGAGGCTGGTCTCCCAGAACGGGATGATGTCGTCACAGGCGACGCACCAACGCTCCGGCGACTCGCAGGCATCACAGAAGATTTCGGGGCACGTCATCATGTCCTTCAGACGCGACTTGCTGTTGTCGTCGGTCACGCGCTGGTGAGCCTCACAGATGACCGTGTACTTGGCATCGGCGCTCTGGCCTTCCCACATCGTGATGTTGCCTTCGGCCCAGACCGCGCCCTGCGGGTGACGCTTGGCGATGTGGCGGGTGGCTGATTTAAGCGACGTGAACTTCTGACCACAAGTGAGGCACTTGTGAGTGAACTGCTTCTTGGTGGTCTTGGTAACTGCGTTCATTTCTTCCTCCTCAGGAACTCGGCGGTGTTGCCGATGACCTAACTCTAGTGTCCTAGCGTAGGACAAGTCAAGTATTTTTTTAAAGTTTTTTGCGCCTTGCAATTACTGGGCTTTTGCCCGTCGAGTGGCGTGATAGCAGGCGGTGCACATCCCCGAACGGATCCGGTCGGCTGGCGTGTTCTCCACGATGCGCCCACAGGTCTTGCACTCAGAGAGTTCGGCCTTCTTCGCTCGCTCCTTGCCGGTCTGCACGAAGCGCACGAGGTCATCGACCTTCAGCGCCATGCGAGCCATCTCGTCAAGCAAACGTGAGATGTCGCGCACGGAATCGAAGATGGGGTCGGCAACGTCGGCCTCGCTCATCTTGCGCACGACTGCCGAAAGGGTCGGGTCGGAGTGCGTTCCCCTCGCCCTGGGGCCGGAAGGGGTAGCGTCCTTCTCGGCCCTCGTGCCAGCTCGTCGGCAGAGGTCGAGCATCACGCCGTCGGTCAGTCGACTTAGAGACTTCTCGATGATGCGGCGGTCACGGATGAGGCGGTCGGCGTTCTTCATTTGTCTCCCCAGAGGTAGAGGGCAAGCCCGACGGCAAGAATAATAAAGACCAGTATCACTTTGTCCTCCGTACTAACTCTACTATGCGGTCAAAGTCGCTGGGCTTCCAGATGTAGACCTCGGCGCAGGGTATCTGCTGTAGATCCGCGAGCACTTCGTCTTGGGCTGGCGAGGTGCGACCCTTCTCACGCTTGAGCTCGGCGAAGATGAGCCGAGTGCCACGCCAGGCAGTGATGTCGGGGTAGCCAGCGAGCGAGACACGTCGACTGTCCGGCACGGAGTAGACCGACCAGCCCTCAAGCCGCATGAGGTGAGCGACCTGCTCATGAAAGTCCTTCTCTAGCATCGAGTTCTTCCACGCCGCTTTGCCGAACAGGGGGTCAGTCGCCATCTGTGCCCTCCTCGGGGAATTGGTTGCGGCTGAGCCACTGGTCGATGATGAACTCGATGCCGGCCTCTTTCGCTCGGGCCTTCATGCGCTTCTTCTCCTTGCGCGAGTGGCGCTGACTGCTCACGATGCTGAGGTCGTAGATGCCCCACTTGCCGAGGTGAATCCGTCTATCTTTGGTAGCCATACATCTCCCTTGCTCGTTGTGCTGCGATGAGGTCTGCCGACGTTGCCCAGGAGTGGACGGTGAAGCCGTGCTCTTGAGCGAAGGCTGGGTGTCCGGTGATGAACGTGTGGCAGTTGCGACAGAGGGCGAGGACGTTCTCTTCGTCGAGGATGGAGCCGCCTCGGGCTCGGGTCAGTATCTCGTGCACGTCAGAGGCGTAGTGCGAGCAGATTTGCTCGATGTGAGCCTCGCACTCGGGGCGCTGTTCGAGAATCTGGTGGACAAACATCCGGCGCTTCACGTTGAGGGCTTGGCGCTTCTTTGAGACGGGGTTCAGTTTAGATCTCTTCATTGCCCTCCTCGTCCGGTAGTTCAGGTTCGTCGAGCTCAAACTTCTCGCCAGGGAACCAGTTGCCCTCGGGCCACTTGCCGTTCGCCTCGAAGTAGCGGATAGTCCACGCTAGGCACTTGTTGCAGAAGTGCGGATGCGCTCCCCAGTAGGCCTCGGTGCGAGTGAGACACCAGCGCTCGCAGCCGTCGCAGATTCCAGGGAGCCAGTGCGCCGCTTGCTCGTAGTGGGCGACTATCCAGCCAATCGTCTCGGGGCTGTCGGTTCCCATGATGGCGAGGCGCTGGCCCATCGGGTTTGCGTTGATGGAGATGCCATGCTCGAAGCAGTACGACATCAGCAGCAGGAAGTTGTCCGGCTCCTGGGGGTTGTCTGCCGAGGGAATCTTCACGTCTTGAGACTACACCAGCGCCGGAACTCCTGCCCCCCCATCATCGTCTCCTTTGTCAGGGTCGAAGGCATCTCCTAGCCCGAGCCGGAAGATTTCACGGTTCTTGCGCTTGACTTCCTCAAGGTCTGGGGCTTCGCCGGCCTCGAGCTCCGGCGTTCCGGCCTTTGCCTTCTCGAGCGCCTGCTTCCTTGCGGTGTCGAGGGCGACGGCGGCGTTAACTCCCTCGAGCATCGTCTGCTGGATTTCCCGAACGTAACGGCCCTCGGAGATTTTGTAAGCCTTACGGAACTCGATGGCCCAGAAGTCGGCGTCCTTGTTGCACAGGTTTCGCCAGCCGATTCCCTCGATGGCTTTAGCGATGGCAGGGTGCGTCCACTTCGGCTCGTTGTCTCGGCCCCATGAGTTGATGCCCTGCTGCACCTCTCGGAGCGCTTCGTTCTCGTCCGGCATAGGGCCGGTTGCGATTTCGGCGCAGACTGCCAGGAACTGAGCCGAGTTCGGGAGTTCCGTCATCGTTGCCTTGCACTTACGAGCTGCTGAGACCACGAGGTCGTAGTCGAGGTTCTTCAGCGTGTCGTGCCACGCGTTCACGATTGCGTCTTGCGGCACTCGGTTGTTAGATCCCATCAAGTGCCCTACGACCTTGAGCGTTTGTTCTGGTGTCATTACCATTGGTAGTCCTCCTCAGCGTTCTTCGCCCAGTCGCGAAGTTTGGTTAGTTTATCGTTCTTGAATCGTGATTTCAGGGTGGGATAGTGCTTCTTGAAAGTGAGCGGCGTGAGAATCACGGCGAGCCAGAACGAATCCTGCATCGCCCACTCGAGTATGTCGGTCATCTCCTCAAGGTCGTTGCTTCGAAGCATCGCCTGGAAGCCGTTGACCTGAGCCTTCGTCACCTTGAAGTTAGGAAGGCCGTTGTCGTTGAGACGAGACTGGAACAGGTCGATGAGACCGAGCACCTCCGCGCTCGCCAACGGCGACGCAGAAGTTAACTGTTGTTCCTTAGTTGTCTCTCCTTCATTGATACTCCTTCTTGTTAGTGCATTTTTGCCCTGACCATAGTGCAAATCTGCACTATCCCTTAGTGCATAATTGCCCTGACCATAGTGCACGGTTGCACCCATCTCAGCGCTCTTAGGCCAGATGTAGTATTCCGAAGAAGTGTAGGAACCGTCCTGCCTTTTTTGGCGAATTGCTAGGACTGCGCCGACCCTAATGAGCTCGTTGATGGCTCGCTTCACGGTGTCCGCAGACACGCCAACTGTCTTGCCGATGGTCTTGTGTGAGGGCCACGCCGCTTCGTTCGCTCCGACAAATCGGTCGATAACTCCGAATATCCGAACGGCGGTTGTGCTCAGTTCAGGGTGGTAAAGAATCCACTCAGGGATGACCGCAAAGCGGTGATTTCGTTTTGATAAACTCGCTTGCACGAGTGACTCCTGTCCGCTAGGTGTTGCTCGAGAGGGGCGTAGGGGGTGACTACCCTGCGCCTCTCGCTCTTTTAATGATACCACTACTTCTCCCCCTTCCGGCGGCGCTCACGGGCCGCGTTCCATGCGTCCGAGTGCGCTTTGCGACAGGCTACACAACGAACCTTGTGACCGGCCTTAGATCCGCCCAGGAGCGCTGCCTGACGTGCAAGCAACTGGTAGCCGTAGTCCGTGCCGCAACTCGGGTGGAAGCCCTCGGGGTCGTAAGAGATGAGCTTTGCCACGCGCCGCTCGTAGGTGGCGTGGGCTCGCTCGCAGTCCTCGCAATAGAACTCCATCTCTAGGCTGTAGAGGTAGCCCTGCTCGCTTCCGCAGTACGGGTGTCTGATGCGCTCCTCGACATCTCGACGCTCTCGGGCGATGGTGATGTGGCGCTCCTTGCGGATCTGTCGCAGTTCCGAGGCCGTCGCTCCGCCCCAGATGCCATAGACCTCGTTCTCTAAGCCCATCTGCAGGCAGGGCTCTTGGTAGGGGCACTCCTGGCACAGTAACTTCGCCTGCGCCTCTAGGAGCATCCTGATGCCCTTCTCCGTGCCTTCTGGTGGGTAGAACACCTGCGTCTTGCCTCGGCAGGGTGGGTTGGGGAACTTGTGAACCCTCACGATGCCCTCACTCGCTCTCGGAGAAGGTTGTAGTCGGCGTGGGCGATTTCACACTTGCGACAGAACGGGACGCTGGGGTCGAGTTTCCTCTGGCGGTAGAGGCGCGTGTAGCCCTTGTTGGTTCCGCAGAACTCATGGCTGGGCTTCTCGATGACCTCGGGGCGCTCGACGGTGATGCCTCGCTCTTTTCGTATCTTGACCCTCTGCTCGGGCGTAGTGCCTCCCCAGATGCCGAACTCCTCGTACTTGAGGCCTCGCTCTAGGCAGGCAGGTTGCAACGTGCAGTTCTTGCACAGTGCTAGGGCTCGACGGCGGAACTTGGACTGCGTGGAGTAGAAGATGCGAACGTCCACGCCGTAGCAGGCGTTCACTCCGTAATCCATGCGAGCAGGGTTGCCATAGCGACGGCGGCGAGGCATCCAGCGCCGATGCACCAGAGAGGGTTGGCGGTGGTCGTGAAGCCGTGGGTCTTCGCCGCCTCGGTCAGCCAGCCGGTCAAGATGCCGGTGACGTAGGTGAGAGCGATGCCGCCCTTACGGTCGATGGGTAATTTGGTCATTTTGTCCTCCTCAGAACTGTGCAACGTGCACGGCTTCACCCTACTCGCTCGGATCTACGTTGCGCAAGGATTTTTAGAAACGAGAAACCGGCCCCCGAAGGAGCCGGTCTCGCAGGTTGCCAGGTGTGGAAGAACACCCGTGGGGCTTCCTTGTTTCGTGGGGAACACGACTTAGGGGAGCAGCAGGCCCTTCTTCTCCGCAGCTCGACGCTGAGCACGGTTCGGGCGCTGGCTGGCTTCGATTTGGGCGATGAGGCCCTGAATCTGTAGGTGGGCGTGGAGCAGGGCGTACTGAAGCAAGTTGTGCTGGCTCAGGTCTTTCACCTTGCCGCCCTTAGTGCCTCCGTAGACCGTCTCCGCGTCTGCTGGGGTGAGTTCGATGTCGCCGTAGTTCTCAATGAGCCCTGCGAGAATCGCCTTCACGCCTTCCGAGGTGGTCGCCATTACCACGCCTCCTCTGCGGTGCTCTTGACGGCGTAGGAGTTGGCAGGGGTGGAGCGGTTGGTCTGCGCCGTCGCCCAGCGCAGGTCGGGGCCACACGCCTCGACCTTCACCTCGGTCACACTGCGCTTGTTGCCGTCCTTGTCATCGTAGGAGCGCTGTTCGAGCGTTCCCGTGACGATGGCGCGGTCTCCCTTGCGGAGACTGTTCTGGATGTTCTCGGCAATCGTTCCCAGCGCTGAGCAGTCGAAGAACGAGGTCTGCTCCTGGGGCTCGCCTCGCTTGTCCTTCCACTTGCGCGTGACTGCGATGCTGAACTTCGCCGCCG